AAAACAACTAATGATCCGAAAGAGGTAATTGAAAGGGAAACCTCCAAGAAAACTCCGCCTAGTCTCGTTCAAATTTAAACTTTTACATACCTATCATATTGTGGCTTTGGTGCAAAGTTCTTTTTTGGATCACCTTTAGGGTGTTCTATTTTAAGATTACCCTGTTGTGGATTTCTCGGACTACTTGGAAAAAAAGTAAGATCGTATGTCCCCGCAGGGATTACAACATCTTCTTTTAAATTAAAATTTTTCCATGTATGTGTCGGTCCATTTTCAGATACATTTTCCTGCTTATATACATTAAAAAATATAGCTGGTGCTGGTTTTCCACCTTTCATCATGATATTACTCCTTCATTTTCTAACATAGATTTCTTTTCAACCACCTTTTGCATAAGATTTGAATATCCATCATAGTTTGTTTGCTTGTATTCTACTAACCAATCTTTGAATTGTCTCGACATCAAATCTTCAAGACGAGTAAGGTGTGGTGCAGATAGAATTTTATTTATGACTGCCTCTTCATTCAATGGCTTGATGTTCCCCTCTAATTGGAGAAAGGTATGTTCTTCTTTGCTAGTTATATCTTCCTCAAGCAAACCAAAGAATGAGAGGCAACGAGCTATCGCAAATGTTTCAGCAGCTTGAAGACCAGATATAAACACCGGTTCATATTGGTTCTTTTGGCTGCTATGTGCAGTTCGCTTTAACTCGCCTTTGTAGTAAAGTTCAGCTCTAACTATGTAGATGTCTTTGTGGCTGTCAACGAGGGAGGTTTTGATGGCTACATCTTCATCTCCGGCAACAGCTTTTATTTGACCCCACGCAGATAATTTTAACCTATTGGTTTTGCTATCTGTGTATAAGCCTTCTTTCCTACAAATTTTTTTATACTCTTCTAGTTTCTTTTTCATTGTATGTTCCATATTTCCCTTGCTAGTTTTTTTTGTTTAGTTGTTAGATCAGAATAGTACCAGTGATCCAAATCTGGTTGCTCGACATATTGTGCCATTACTCTTCCATCACCATTACTTATGTCTAACAAATTTT